AACTGAACTTTTGACCATGTATTCTGGCTAAAAGATTGCTGCGTTCCTGATCTAAAAGCCTGAAACGCTGGCCCACTTGATCCGCCAGCAGTTGCCCATGCAAGACCAGTTGCAGCAGTTGAATCAGCTGTTAGGACTTGTCCGTTCGTTCCTACTGCTAAGCGAGCAGCTGTGTCTGCTGCTGTACCTGCAATTAAGTCACCCTTAGCATCAATGATTGTTGCAGGGATGCCAGAAGCATCTGCGACCCACTTAAAGTCCATGTCTGTGTTGCTGTTCTTAGCAAGGACTTGGTTAGTCGTGCCACCCTTGAGATCAAGCAGTGAAGCATCGATTGCATCGCCTAGACCCTCAATGGCAACTGCGCCATCTTTGACTAGGTCTGTACTGGTTGGTACTGGCCAACCAAAATTAGGGGTTGTTGTTGCCATTAGGTTAGAGCTCCGATCGCTTTAGACCACTGTAGTGTACCATTTACGCCACTCCAGATGGTGTTAGTTGGAAGTACTGTTGCCCATGTCGGGGCTATGAGAGAGAAGTCTGTAGGTGAGACATAAATAGTCGCATCCACGAATGTTGGAGTTGCCCTCATGGAGATGCCCTCGACAAAGCCTGAAAAGTATCCCTCGAACATGTTAATGGGTAAATTGGTGATAACTACTGGCTCGCCAAAGAATAGGTTAATTAGGTCATCTCTGAGGGCATCTGGCATAAGAGGATTGTCAAGTCTGAAAGTAATCTGATCGAGCTGTGTTCTAGGTGTTGCGCGCAGGGCTAGATCGCGCTCGATGATGTCCTCGATGTCTGCTAGATAGCGAATATTCGAGTCGAATGTCCTTTGATAGCGACCATAGGTAGTAATAGAAGCATCATCCGTGGCTGAGTATGTTGAGCCATAATCATTGCCATAGCGCACAATCTCGCTGTTACGAATCTTGCCAATTTGTAAGATTGACTTAACGCTGGCAGGGGATGCGTAGTTGCCGTCTAACTGGGTTGAGCCGTTAGTTGCTAAGTAATTGCTTCTATGATCCGCATCGGCATAGGCAATTCGCCCCTGCTTGTCCTCGTAGAGCGTTCCGAGTGCGCTGTCTGCTATCTGCTGGACTAGAGTCTGTGTGTTGCGATCTGCTGCTGAAAGATTATCCATCTGATAAAGACCAGAATCAATCTCACCCAATCCCACATTCTCAGCGTTAGCCCATGTAGTTGTCGGGTCATAAATAGCCCATGTCAATGCAGGTGCAACTTCTTGCCATTCATTGACTAGAAGATCTTGCAAGATAATGGCAATCTGTTCGCCATCCAGTCCATGAGCTACAGAATCTGTGTAAATGGCTTTAGGTAGTTTAGCCAGAGCACCGACTGCAAGGATTGTTCCTAATGTGACAAAGCCTGTTTCTTCTGGGCTTCTGACCGATGTTGAGAAGTCCGAGACAGTGCCACCGAATACGACAACATAATCTCCATCGCTATCTTTAAGCTCTAGTGTTAGAGAATCTGTTACATCGATGTCGAAAAGGGCATTGGTAGAGTTGATGATGTCCATGCGGGCATAACCTGCTTGACATTGGCGATCGATATCGATGCGCCCTGTAGTGAGATTAACGCCAGTTACATTGGTATAAACAGTCGTGCCGACTGTGATGCGCCATTCTGGAAGCCATGTCATACTGCAAGAAGTCCTGTGGAGCTAGTACCTCGCTGATAAGACTGACGGACTACATCTTCCACGGCTCTAGCAATAGCCTCTGGATCACCGATTCCAGCCTGAATTGTAATGTTATACGAATTAGCAGCTTGGGCTGCATAGCGTGAGCCACTCACTGCGCCAGATACTCCTGCGCCACCTGTCAAACCTTGCAACAAGGATGAGCGAGCAATGCTTTCTAGATCAATGGATGAAGCCATTGAACTAGCAGCAGATGCGTTCTCCATGTCTAGCAAGTCTGCAAAAGCATTAGCGCGAGCTGCTGCTGCTTCTGCGTATTCCAGAATAGCCCCAATAGATCCACCTGCTGTGGAGATAGGAGCAATGTAATCGCCCTTTGGAATGCCAGAGCCTAACGCTGCGCTTGTTGGTAATTTTGCTTTGGCTTGAGTATTGGCTTGAGCGAGAAGTCTAAGCATCTCTTGGATACTAACCAAAGCCTTGTCCAGGTTGCTTTGATTAATAAGATCAACAGGCTTAAGGCTGTCAAGGATTGACTTGATGTCCGCGAGTTTTATATTTTGAGCAGTCAAAGCACTAAAGATTTTTAGATCTTCATTAAGTCTCTTGGTTGCAGCAGTAATGGCTGCTTCATCCTTAGAAGCGATAGCATCTTCTAGATCAGAGATTGACTTTTTAATATTTAAGCGAGCAGTATCGTTGGCAATCTGTAGAAGTTGCGCTTGGCTAGTTGCCTTGCCTAATTGCTCGGCTTGATTAGTAAGAGCTGCTGCGACTTGGATCTTGTCCATATCAAAGACTTCTTCACCCTTAAGCAAAGCAAGGTTAGCCTTGTCAATAGCAGCCTTTAGTCGTGCAGCCTTCAATGCTTTTGTTTCTTCTGCTGTTAATTTAGTTTTAGTCTTAAGGGTGCGAGCAGCATAGATAGATTGAAGTCTGGCTAGATCTGCTAAACCTTGAGCATTTATTCCGCTTTGACCACTAGTTGATGCTCTACCAGCTGCATTTAATGCAGAAATGTAAGCACCAAGAATAGGGATCATTTGGATGTCTAAGAATCCAACCCCCGGCAATCCTTTAAGTTTTTCAATCATTACACCGATACCACGAATGACATCTGCCGTGTAAATTGCAACATTCTGCATAGAGCTTGCAAGGTTATCAACTGAATCCTGATCGCCTAAACCTTTAAGGGCATCAATTAAACCTGTACCGATAATCTCAGAAGCGTTGGCAGCAGCAACGCCTAACTTATCGATTGAGCCTTGAAAAGTATTAGCAGACTGTGTTGCTGCTCCCTTAAATGTTCCTTCAAGCTGGGAGATAATATCCTCGAACTTGCCAGCCTTAAGATCTGCCTTAGATATGCCTACACCCAATCGAGATAATGCAGCATTATTCCCCAGGTATGCACGACTTAACGCCCCTGTAACCGATGCTAAATCTTTACCTGTTGCAGCACTTATGTCTAATGAAAGATTGAGCAATCTTTGTGCTTCATTAGTATTTTGTGTCGCGACCGCTAGTGTCTGATACGCGGGTCTCAATTTGTCATCAAGTATGCCGAACTCGCTCTGAAGTCTTTGAATGTAATCCTCAGAAGATGCGGCATCTCGACCTAATCCAACATTCTTAAGAGCTAGGGCTAATTGCTTCTGAGCCTTCTCATCTTCTGCTGCTGCTTTAACGGCAGCCTTACCATAAGCGAGAACGGCTGTTGCACTAAATGCTAAGCCAAAAGCACCTGCAAGTTTTTTAACATTCTTGGTGAGTTTATCCGTTGATGAATCTGCTTGCTTAAAGGCTTTATTGCCTGTGAACTCCGCAGCAATATCAATCATTACATTAGCCATGATTAGCCTCTCGCTCTTGCATTAAGTTTATCTGCTGCGTTTTTAATAGCTGCCAATACTGCTTCTCTAGCCTTGCCATTGTTTTCTTCATAGGCACGGAACAAAGCGCGACCTTCCATCTTCTGATCGCCCTTCATCTGTGAGCTGTACTTGCCCTGCTGATTCTGTACGAATCGGCTTTGTGGAGTTTTTCGCCCCATAGTCTCATAGATCGCTCCAGCAGCACTCTTATTGAATACGCGAGCAAGAGATCTGAAACCTCTACGATTAGGCTTGGATGGTGTGGTCTTATAACCAATGCCACCCTTTACAATTCGAGCGTTATAAACAGGAAAGCGCGCATCCGAACCCTCGCGGGCTAGCCATCCGCTAAGGACTTGACCATCATCTGGAAGATACCCTTTAGCAGCCTTTGTAATGGGCTTTAGAGCTGCTGCGACCTCTTTAGGTAATGCTTTGGCAAGATCAGGACTGAAAGCGCGTAGAGACTTTCTAAGGGCGATTCCGCCCTTTACGCTTGCTGGCATCGCTCACCTCTTTTGCTTCATCCTTAAGCCCTTGCACTAATGCATCGAGCATGATCTTATCTAGATCTAATAACTGCTGTGGCGCGATTCCCAATCTAATGCTTAGCCTAGCGATTAGATAGGTGAACGGAAGATCGCGCTTTAAGCTAAAGGGT